CCTGCACTGATAACCAATGTACCTGGAACATCTTCAAATGCAAGTTGTCCATTGGCATCAGAAATTAGAATCTGATCATTTGCACCACGTGCTACAGGGAATCTATAATTTGTTGCTCCACTACCAAGATGGAATGAAGTAGTAAATGTTGCACCAGTACCAACAGTATGTGTTGAACTATTATGAGTACTAGTGAAAGTAGTTACAACACCAGCAACTGCACGTAGATTTGCTCCTGCATCAAGATCAGTTGCATCAACTCTACCAACTACATTTAAGACATTAGATCCATATGTAAAATTAGCATGATCAACTAATTCTTTAGAAGATCCAACAAAAGGAACACGAGTTGCTGTCAGATTACTTATTATTGGAGTTCCAGTTATAGTAACTCCTGTTGCAGTAGTTTCGAGCTTATTATTGTTATTATGGAATAATTTTACATCAGCTCCATTATCTGCAGATATTAAAGTTTCATCTGCTGCCCCATTATATACTTTAAATGCATTAGTATTGAGTGATATTGCAGATGTATCTGTAATCTTTAGATCACCTGTTGTGTTGTTTATAAAACCATGACTTGCATCATGATAAATCTGAATTGAATCACCATTACCAAATGTAGCTTTATTATTATCTTTAAATTGAATCTTACTTGCAGATTGATCAAAGGTAATATCATTAGTTGCAGAATTAAATACTACATCTGCACCAAAATCAACTGTACCATTAGCATCAATTGCACCATTAGTTGTTGTAACACCAGCTACTGTTAGACCATCACTTAAAGTTAAATCTGTAACAACAGTTGTTCTAGAATTAATTGTAAGGAGATCTGTAATTGCATTACCAAGTGTAGTATTACCATTAAGGTTAACACCTTGAGCAAAAGTAGTAACACCAGTTACATTAAGATTTTGTGTTACTGCATCAGTTATATCCGTTCTTGTAATTGTAGATATACCTGCAATCCTTATTCCATCTAAATTTGCATTTGAATCAACAATCAATGCAGAATTTACATTTACTTGGCCTGGAGTATGATCAATAAGTTTGTATATGTATTCTCCACCAATTTCTACAGGGTTTCCTGCAACATTACCAATAAACAATCTTCCCGCTTTATTCCCAGAATTACCAGCGGTTCCCTGTTCCACAGTTGCTGCTAATTCTCCAAATTCCAAAGAACTAGGAGCAGCCGCACCAGTAGATCTATGTATCCTAATCTTACTGGCCATTAGAACGAACCTCCATTAACGTCTAAATTTTTTGTATTTGTTGGTGTCAATTCTAAAGTTGCAACCCAGTTACTGGTTGTGGCATCATAAACTAAAACTGCACCATTTTCTAGAGAAGTAACATCAGTATCCCCAAGACTGCCTAATGTTCCACCACTAGCACCAGAAGATGTTGTTGGAACTTTTACACCAGTTTGTTGACCAACTCTAACTTTAACATTAGAATCATTGTTAACACTTACTTTTATACCCATAGTTAAATCCTTGTAGCTCCTTCTCTAACTAGAGCGGATCCTTCTACGATCCTTGTTTTCAATCCACCAGAATCAGTAATGAGAACATCATAAATGTAACGACCAGCTTTAATACCAGCTGTTACTGCATCAGTCATAGTTATTTTTACTATACCAGCAGAGGTATCTGTAAAAGTTACTGTAAAATCATACTTCGTCTTACTAGAAGCATGTTTACGAAGTTGTGCTGCCCCAGTATATCCAGTAAGATCTAAAGCAGAATCAGATGCATCACTCTCAAGATTGAATGTTTGTGTGAAATCCGTCCCTTGATCTATTACTAAATTTACAACATATACAGCCATTATTTAAGATGTAGTTTCGTCTAGATATATTTATCTAATTATAACTTGTCAATTATCTTGTTAAGAAGAGACTTTATCTCTCCAACATCACCCTCCAATTTATCAATTCTTTCTATTTCACGAAGTTTTTGTTCTCTTCTAGTCTTATATGCAAGATATCCAGATCTATCAGTATTGATAATAGCCTGACTATCCATATCTCTATAAAGTTCATTTGAACCTTCAACTTGTTTAAAACTCATTATGCTAATGCTATTGTTCTAAAATCTTTAATACGAGGTACAATTGCTTGATTAGTAGATGTCAATATAACTTTAATTTGGAATCCGTGGAATTCTGGTAAATCATTTGCAGTAAATTGATAGTCTCTAAATTCATCTATTGTTCTAGAAGAAGGAACTTTCCTATCTGGTGTACCATCACTATTTGCAGCATTTCGTAGTTCATCTCCAAATCCATCACCAGTTGTATCTTTTAAATTACTAAAGCCAGGGAATAATATAAATGGTTCTTCATTAGATGGAACATCAGCTCTAAGTATACGATATAATACTCTAATATCATTACTAACATGATTGAAGGCTGCAAATCTAGTTTGTAAAGAAGTTGCAGGATTTTCTAAGGAAACACGTTTAGTTATATAAATCGCAGAGGTTGGATCGTTAACTAAACTATTAACTCTACTATCACCCTTATAATCTGTTATTGGATTATCTACTCTATTTGTAGTAGTAATTATACCAAATCTATCCGTATCAATCATAGGTGATACATGTTGATCATTGGATGTTAATACTAACTCTGTAGTAAATGATTTACTACCAGGCAATGCAGTTAAATTATTTTGTTCATTAATCTTAGAAGCAATTATTCTAGGAGAGTCAAAGTAATTAACACCATTCAATGCAATATCAGAGAATCCTTCATCTGCAAATGAAACTTCAGTACCATTAGCACTAGTTCCAGTAACTGTTCTAACTCTACCACTTAACTGAGTATCAACAGGAGTTAAGAATTCTACCAGTGGTGTTATTGCTTCAAATTGAATATTTTGAGTTGCTCTTGTAAGTTCACCACCATCTAATAATGTTTTATCAATTCTTAATGGTATAGTAGAACTACTTCCATCTCTGGTTGTACCATTACCATTAGCACTAACATCAATTTTAATATGATAACTATCAAGATCGGGTGCAATACTAGATTGTGATAATAAATGAGTTTTGTTAATTCTCCTCAATGAAATACCTGCAGTTTGATATTTGCGTACCTTAGTAGCAGCATCATGTGTTGCAGCAACACTATTATCTATAGCTCTTGTAATACCAGTAAGTTGTTTTGGAGTAGTACTGGAATTAGTTCCTGTATACTTAATAACTTCATCACCAATTTGAATATAGCCTGGGTTTGAAGTACTAACCGCAAGACCTTCAAAATCTCCCAAATTAGCTACACTATCAACTTTAATAGCAGAAGTTGCACTATTTGAATATTTTTGACTTAATGTTGTTACTGTATTGATACCTACTGCATCAGAAATAGTAACTCTATTATTTGCAGCGTGCATACCATGATTTCTATGGAAGACTTTAATATGCAATCCATCTTTATCAGAAGATACTGTATTAACAGTAGATGGTACACTATTAGAGATTGCTGAACCCGCTTTAGTTAATGTATTAGTAGTATCAAATGTTCCTTGAACTTCATGTAAAAGTAAACTATTAATATTAGATACTGCACCAACTGTAAATCTCAAACCAGTACCAGTATCACCCACAGTTGCACCAAGAACATCACCAGTTTTGTATCCAGAACCAGCTGTTGTAACAGTTATACTACCTACAGTTGAAGGAGTTCCACTAATAACTATAGTAGCAACTCCACCACTACCATTACCAGTAATGCTGGTAAGAGGTCTGCTAGTATACGTAGCATTTACAAGTCCAACACCAGAATTAGTTTGATGAGTTGCCGTTGCAAGAGGTCCAAGCAATGCTGTTACCTTACCATTAGCACTAGTATTATTAGTCTGAGACAATAAATCACCAACATTAATTCCAGTTACATTACCTGCACATTTGATATTTACTTCATTAGATTTTAATAATAATGGATTTCTTCTAAGAATAGGTCTTTCCATTTCACCAACACCTAATTCTGGATTATAAAGTTTTAATATGCCTGGGCCAGAAACAAACTTACATCTGTTAAGTCTAAATTTAAGATCTTCATATTGGCTTGGAGTCCATGTTGCACCATTCTGTGATTTAAAGAATGATCCTAGATGTGGTTGAGAAGAAACAATTCTTCTTTCACTTTCTTCAAGATTTATATCTCTCAAATCTTCTTCTGACATTCTAGCAATATAAACATGATAATTAATAGATTGTGCTAATAATACAATTGCATAATCTTTAGATTGTCCTTCAAGGAATACTGGTGATGGGAAAGTAAATCTAGTATAAGATTCATCAACACCTGTTTCGGATATATTGACAAATTCTGGATCTAATGTAACTTCACCAAATGATACAATACCTTGTGTTGGTAATCCAGTACGCATTGTTCTTATTTGAAGAGTTACTGGAACTTTCACATCTTTTGTCTTAAACCAAATATCAACAGACTCAAGGAATATACCATTTGTTTCTTTAACTTCAAATGATTGTGCTAATGGATCATTATCATCCTCTTCAAATCTAACTCTCTCTTCAAAAGATTCTGTCGTGTATGTTCTAGAACTACTAGAAGTTGTTGTTTTATCATCAGTTACAGTTCTTTGTGATACCTCAGCATTTCTAATCATCATAATATCTTCTTGAACCGTATCAGTAGTTCCTTCAGCACGGAAATTAGCTTGACATACAGATGGTTTATCAAGTGGACTGCGAGAATCTGTAATACTACTACTCAATCTAAATGTCTTAGTTCCTGTTGTAAATTCTGGAGCTGATATATGACTAGGATTAGGAACAAACAATGATCCAATCAAAGCACCTTTTTCATCAGTAATCAATCTGGTATCAGTTACAGTAGCTTCAGCACCACTTGTTAGACCTAAGAGTTTCATATCCTTAGAAATTCTACCAAAATAAGCACCCAGAACTTTTTGTTGTAATGATCCAGTATCCATATTAAGAACACTACTAGTTGCAGAATAACTAGAACTTATTCCTGTAGTAGATGCATATGGATTTACTGCATAAGTAATTCTTGGATCATTATATGATCCAAATTTATGATCTGGTTGTGCAACTCTAAAACTAATTCTTGGTGCTGAAGAATTTTTTATTGAATCTCCAGAAGTTCCAACAACTTGTTCACCAACTTGGAATACTCCATTATCCATACTAATTTCAATTAATTTAGGAGTTATGTATTGTTCAACATTTTGCCCATCAAAAAATGGATAGAATCTAGTGCCTGGTTGTATTCTAGTTGCAACAAATTCAATATTCCTAGATCTCATATAAGGAATTGTCTCACGACTAACAAGTTTATCTCCAAGACTTTGTTCATCTATTCTAGCATCTACCTTAAATTGAATACCACTTCTTGACATTCCAGTATCTACTGTAATAGTTTCTTCAAATGTATCTGTAATTGTAGCTCTAGATGTAGTAAACGTTCCCCAATCATTATTCTGAGTTCCTCGACTCCTACCAGTTTGTTTAAAACCACTATTTGTTGTTCCCTTATGTTGAGTATCACTACTAGTTGATGACCATACCGTTTCCCATTCCCCCCAATCAGCAGGACTAAATCCAGTATTTGGATCTATTTTCAAATTATCTAATGTTTTTTGATAATCACCTTCAACTTCAACAACATTAGTTTTAAGTCTTTTTTCATCAAGCCAAACATCACTACTTGGATTCAACTCTACTCCACCAACCCATGTAATTGATGCAAATGGATTAACGTTTTCCCATCTAGTCGCAAATTTTTGTTCGATATATGTTTCTGAAGTATAATCTAATGTTATTAAATCTCCAGTACGTTTTAATGCATTTGATTGTAAATCACTAACTTGTGTTAGATCTGCATTTGGATCGGAATTTGTTCCAATACCAATAACTTGTTCAGAACCGAGAAGAAGATCAAGACCATGAGTATAATGAGTTGGTCTCAATTCCCCTCTAGCTTTATCGATAGAAGCTCTAAAGTTTGGATGTCCTACAGCATGAGCTCCATGACTTCTAAAATTATCAACAAAAAATCCAGACTTAAATCTATTATCTCCAGTCTTAGCATCTACAATAGTGAGACTAGAAGTATCTGTTTCTAATAATGATAATTGTGTATAAAATTCTACATTCTTCAATCTATTTTCCAATCTAGCAATATCCGACATAGTATATCTTTTATGTCTAGCAAGAAGTACTTTAGAACTACCAGCTCGACGTATATATGGATTATTACTAATAGTAGCAACTATGAATGATCCAGCTGGATCTGCTGGAGGTACTACATCCTCTACAGGAGCTGAAGCACCTTTCTTTAATTCAAAATTACCATCTTTATCAAGATATATTTTATCAATTCTTGAGAGATAATGTGAATATGTAAGAGACATTGACTCATCACCAACAATAATAGATGGTTTAACTCCACCCACAGCAAATGTGCGATTATCATAATCAAATGGTGAAATTGATGTACTTACAGGTGTAGATGAAACTCTAGGTCTAACATCAATAAAATCAGAAACTGGAATTCCACTAAAAGTAGGTATATCGAATTCAAAATTATCTGCAGAGTAACTGTTAACAGTTGCAAAATCACCAACTTCACCATCTAATGTGTAATTATCAAATACAACAGTTAATCTTTTTGATGGAGTACTACTATCATCCTTTCTTATTATTCTAGCGAAATCATATAATTCAGGTCTTTGGCCATTATCAAATTGGAAATTGTCCACAATATCAGAATCACCATCAACAGTTGAACTGACCAAACCATCTATTCCAGAAGATTGGAATGTTACAGTTTCATCTTTAATAAATTCTAAATCATTAACATATACAACATCTACAGTTGCGGTGGCAGAATTAACAACTCTAGCCGCTGCACCAGATGTATTACCAATTAATACTTCACCTTGAATCGTATCAGTTAAATCTGCAGATCTATTTGTAAGTGTAACTGTAGGAAGAGATGGATCTCCTGCAGTACTTGATTCAAAAATAGCATGAACTCTTACACCATCAGGTACATATAAACATATTTCTTTATCTTCTACTCTATTTCCATATACAGAATTAGCTGTTACACCATTTTGAGCTACAGTAACACCTTGAGTTTTATTAATAGTTATTGTATTACATCTATTTAAAGTCTTATTTTGAGATTTAATTATAGTTTTCTTTATTGTGGCAACAAGAACACCCTTTGTACTGTTACTAATACCAGCAAATTTTAATGTAAGTGTTTTATATGTAGCATTAAATGATAAATTACCAGAACGTAAAGAATAGATACTTCCATCAGAAAAACTAACATTATACTTTTCTTCATCAAATGGTTCAAAATATTCATTATCTTCGGTTAATGTAATTGTAGCTGTATTACTAGATACCGTAAATGTATAATTTTTTCTTACTAATATCTCAGAAGCACTTAAATCAACTTTAGATATAAAAGGTTCTGGTAAATCGGATATAAGACCTGTATTACTTGGGTTAAGTAATCGTGGTCTAACAATGACAAAACGGGTAGAAGTACCAGTAGATGAAACTAATTCTTTTTGACAAACTCCAGCAACATCTGCAGCTAATGCAGCGATTGTAATAGTAGCACCAGTACTTGCAACTGCAGTAACTCTGTTATATGTTGGATCTGATTCTCCTGTTTTTTGATATCTTACAATATCACCAATCTTAACACCACTTGAAAATCTCTGGCCACCTACACTGACAACACCATTTGTATGGTTAATAGTAAACTCAGTTCCTCTTGGAGCAGGGAATAAGAATCTAGAAAGATCAGTATCAGCATTAAATTTATAAGTTGTAGAATCTAATGTATAAGATTGATATACAGATTTAACATCATCAAAAGAATATTCTGTAACTGTAGCAATAGTTTGATTGGATTTAACACCATTAACTATAATGGCTTCATTTGTTATAAAAGTACCATTGGTTGATGTTAAACTTATAGAAGCACCACTAGCTGCAGATTTTAAATATCCTCTTGCACCAGTATTAGCCCCTTCAATCAAAGACCCTTCAATTGCAGTAAGTGATGAACTTAATGTTAAACTTGTATATGTTTGTATATCCCACAAAAATAATTCATATTTTGTAGATGCATCAGAATATCTCTCAGCTTCCAACTTAAAGTCATATACTCTGGCTACGCCAATCTCACTACCAGCAGCATTCGCATGAGTACCTCCAGTTCTTTGGTCTCTTAAACTAACAGTTGCATTAGTACCAAGAGTTGTATTTGGTGCCCCATATACACGATTAAGCATTACTGAAGAAGTTTTATCAAAAACAAATGATTGTTTTTTTAATTCTCTAACTTCTCTTGGTTTTTCTACATCTAAAAAAGTATTACCAGTTCTTGTTACTTCATATCCTCTTACATAAGCTTTACCAGGCTCAAGCTGGTATATCATAGTATCACTACTTGGAGTATTTCCTTGTTGAGTTTTTTGATTGTCAAAATAAACACCATTATTTCCTTGTCTATCATTCAAAGACTCTCTAACATTTAATGCAAATGGTTTTACATAATAATTACCACTTTCATCATACGTTCTTCTAGCAAATTCATCAGATAATATATTGTAATCGGTCTTTTCGACCATTTTCTCTTTAGCACCTTGATTTAATCTCAATAATTCAACGAAATTAGCATCAGATATATCATCTAAATCCTTTTTAATTAATGTTGTTGTTATCTGAAATCTATCAGCGCCAGGAGCTGCAAAGTTTGAAAATCCAGCTGCATTATCAAACAAAGTGGAATCACTAAATGCGGTTACAATATTTTCATCAAGATATAAACCAATTCTTCCTGAAGGTGAATTACTATATTGATCTATAATAATAGTTTGTTTAGTTATATTAAGAAAATATCCACGAATAAAATATACTCCATCCGCAATAGTACATGCAGATCCAATAGATGTTGCATTTAATGGTATAGCAGTAGCAAATGGATTTGTTGCAATAATACGAGAATTGCCATATTCAATATCAGAATCTGGAACTACAAAATTTTCCCCATCGACAAATTCAACCGTTTTAAAATCATCACCAGCTTTAGAATATTTTATATAAAGTGTATTATGTCCTCTATCAGATGTTGTTGATAGAATATAATTAACAACTTCCGCCTCTACACCCGATGTTTCACCTTTAATTGTTTTACCAACTAATTTATCAAGATATTCAGAAATTGGAATACCTAAAAATGTATCCTCTAATTCAACTGCATAATACTTAGCATCATATCCTATACCGCCTGGAATCACCATCGAACCTTCTTTAAAGAAGTGTTGTCCGAATTTCTCCATTTGGTTTTGGAGAATAGTTTGTAATTGGGTTAATTCCCTAGCCTGAACGGGGCTACCTGGCTTAAATAGAACTCGTTTAAAGTTCTTATCTTCATTAAAATCATCAAAATACGGAGAAACGTTCAGATTGGTCTCTTGAGGCATTTTCTTAGAACTCTAATACGATTTTTACATCTTCTTTCTGGGTAGCACTACGTTGTATTGCGGCCCTGTTATCTATGTATAAGACTTCACCAGAATATTTTTTAACTTCTGGTGGTGCAACACCTTTAGTAAAGGCTTGACCTAATGAAACACTAGCTCCATTTATAGTCACAGAATTACCAGTAAATGCATCATCTATCGATAAAGCATTACCAGATGTTTGTCCAGAAATGGTTAATTGATTTGATGTACCATCAAAATCAACCATCCTAAATCCAGTGGTAGTTGATCCAATACCAGTAGGTGTATATAATTTTAATACTGCACTAGTAGAATCCCAACTAGCAACATATCCAATAGCCGTAGATCCAACACCTATAGTTTGTGTAACTGGAGTATCAACAGTATAGATGGTATCAGCTATATTTCCTCCACTAATTGTCTTCAATTTAAGTGAAGTTAATGGAACTGCAGAATCTGAAGTTAATAAAGAACCTGCAATATTTGTTGGATTTTTAACAACACCAACTTGAGCAAAGTCATTTCCTACAATAAAATCAGGATTTGTAGTACTATTCTCAAATCTTGCATACATTAATACTCTAAAAGCACCAAGTTCACGATAAATATCATACCCATGTCCGCCTGGAGGTGGAATAACTACTTCAAATTCTGCAATAGAAGTTGTTCCTACACCAACAGCAGATAATCCAGTAATTGGCCCACCAGTTTCAGCGCCTGGAGCGCCAGGATAAAATTCAACAACTCCTCTACTATATCCAGTACCACCATTAGTAACAGTTATATCTGAAACTTTACCTTGAGAATTAACAGTTACTGAAGCTCTACCACCAGTACCATCTCCAAGTATGGGAATATTGTTAAAAGTAGTACCAATAGGTTGATATCCACCACCACCATTAATTACAACTGCAGTTTCAATCTTTCCACTTATTGCATTATCTTTTATATCACCACTTTCACCAGTTCCCCAAGATGTAGGAACAGGCATATAATCAATTGAATCAAATTTTATAATCTCTTTTGGTTTAATAGTATAAAGATACTTCCAAATATAACCATCACCACTAGTACCAGCAGCTCTTGGTTCTAAATCAACAAAATCTGGTTCGTCAAGTGACTGTCTACCTTGTGGGTTATCAGGACTTTGGCCATTATTAATACAAATATAAACTTTAAGATCACTATTTACAACATAATACTGAGCATCATACAAATTAGTAGAAGATGTTTTAGGACTCTGATTCACTCTTGTATAACTATTTTTATACATTTCATAGACAGTACCAGCAGTCCAACTATTCTTCTTAACCATTCTTTGTATATCACCACTACTTAATTTCTTAAGTCCTAACATAGTATCCCAAACATCATTATATTCCCTAAATCCATCCATAGGAGCTGGAGTATTTTCATTCCAATCAGTTTTACCGTAACCAGCACCAATGTCTGTAGAATTTGGGAATCCAATGAATGTATAATAATACTGCGATGTGTCAGCTACACCAGCGACAAAGTTCGCAGCATTTAATATTCTAAATTGATCTGAAATAATCGCAGGCATTTTATTTTTTTAGACTATTTTTGTTTATTTATGTAGTTTTATCAAAGTCACTATAAGTAACCGCTAATGGATTGATACGTTTTACTTCTGGTGAAGTAGTTATACCAATATATCCATTCAAATTATTAATATTAAACACTTTAGGCCCAGTAGCAGACCTATTCATATTAGATAATTTACCCCAACTATAATAACCGAGAGCAGCTCCTTTTGAAGCACCTGTATAAGTAGTTGCAGTGACAATACCAGATGCATAAGATTGTACATTACATGCAACTTTAACAGTTGCTGCATCAACATTAGTTACTGTTTCAACCTTATAGATATTATCTATCATAGTTGTTCCTTGACCAACAATATTACCATCTTTATCGATGGATGTTGGGCCAGTTCCAGCAGTACCAACTCTAGAATCACGAACTACAAAGTAATCACCAACAGCAATTTGACTTCTTGCAATATTACCAAATGCAGGTTGATTGAGGAATGCATCAGAATCTAATGTAAGTTCTATTGCATGTTTGCTGTTGGGCCCAGTTGAATCATAAGCAACTGAAGTAATAACTCCATAATCACCTTCTATAGTAACGGTATTACATTTTTCACGAGTAACACTCTGTTGACTTAATAATACTGTTGGATTTGTATTAGGTGTATAACCAAATCCACCATCATTTACAGTAATTGCACTAATAGTACCACCAGCACCAACAGTTGCAGTTGCAGCTGCACCTACAGTTTCACTCTCACTCCAACAAATACTTGATGTTATACCAACTGCAACTATTTTCTGATCTCCAAATGCAAGTCCATTAAATGTTTTATTAACAATAGTTCCTGCATTTTTAATGCGTTTCTGTTGCCAATCAACACCATTTGTAGAATTTAAAACATGACCGTTTTCACCAACAGCAACCCAAACATTTTCTTGATAATTAATAGCTTTAAAACTCTTATTAGTTAATAAACCAGTAGATCCACCATTAACAATATTCCAAGTTAAACCATCATCAGTAGAATTAATAATACTTCCTGCAGCACCAACAGCAACCCATTTATTATCTGCATAAGTTATATCATTAATTCTAGTTGTAATTGAAGTTGTAGTAACACCAGACCAAATCTCCCCATCTGTTGATCTGTATAATGCGCCAGCATTACCTACAGCAATAAATGTTCCATCATTGTATCCAACTCCATAGAACGGTTGTGTTGCATATTTATTAGCAACAATAAATGATGATGAAAGACCCGCTGTTCCAGGCTCACTATAAAGAATTGTACCAGCAGCACCAACAACAACAGTTCTTTCGTAAGGAACATCTGTAGCTATTCCTGTTAATGCATTAGGGAATAGATATGATCCAACAGCTGCAGCATTTAAATTCTGAGATATATTTTCATGAGTATAAGTTGGTATAAATCCAACCTGTTTTCTTCTATAGATGGTAGTTGGGCCAAATGTTGATCCTCTTGTAGTACTTATTGCAATTGTACCAGCAGCACCAACAGCAACAACCTCAGATTTAAGTCCAACAACACCATTTAACTGTCCATATGTACCAGTTACTGATGCAGATGACCAACCTATACCTGTTGTAGATGTATTAATACCAGAAGTACTTCCAACTGCAACAAATACTCCTTCAGGAATATAATCAATATCATTATAGTTAATATCAGTATCAGAATTTACTTTAGTCCAACCTCTACCAATTTCCCTAGTAAGAGGAACATTTACAAAGAGGGAAGTACCTAACCCAGATTGAAGTCTATTAAATTTAGAAATAGAGACTGTAGGAATATTTTCATATCCAGAACCACTACTTACAATAGAAATAGAACTAACAGTACCAGCAGATCCAACTGTAGCTAAACCAGTTGCAACATTGATTTCCTGTGTATTTACAATTTGTATTTGTCCAGGAATTTTATCAGTATCAGTTCTATTATCATAAGCACTGAATAATGGGAATGCATTATCAACATATGTAACAACAGAAGTTATTCCAACACTCCTAATCAATCTAGCACTAGGATAGAAATTACCAACTTGAAGTGGTCTATCTTTAGCAATAGGTAATCCATCAACTATTAAGTCATGTTCTTGTTTCTTCCAAGCAGCAACTCTTAGAAGGGTTGGATTAGTACTAATTCCTCCTCCTCCATATGGAGGTGTTTCTATCTTACTAATATCCTTAATTTCAGAAACAACACGATCCGTTTGTGTAGGAACATCATTATCTCTAAGTAATTGAATCTTATCACCAACTTTAACAGTTTCAACTGGGTTTAAAGCTTCAATATCCTGATTACCACCTCTATAGAATAATATTTGTAATTTACTACCAGCTTTAGGTGCCTCAACAAAAATTACTGTAGTACCACCTTCAAGTCTGTAATTTTCTTTTGGTTGTTGTAATACATCATTCAAGAATATAAGTAGATTATTTTCTGGAAGAATAGAAGTATCTAATGATGCAATTGTAACAACATCTTTAGTTAATACAGTTTTTGTTAATAAGAATGTTTTCTTAACACTATTGAATTCTGATGAAAAATCGTCTAGAGGAACTAATTGACCAAAACTATATCCAGAGAATTGATCTGTAATAGTTGTTTTAACGGTTAATGTAAATGGTGACGTTGAAACACCTGCACGGAATGGTATGCCTTGTACTGTTAATACTTCACCATTTTTATATCCAAAACCTCTTTGAGTAATATTAATATCTTTAACAACACCACTAGTACCAACCGTTGCATCAACCTTTAAACCACTACCAGATCCACCAGTTACCGATAATCCAGAATAACCAGTTGCAATACCAACTTTAATGGTTGGAAGCTCTGTTGAGTGAGTACGTGGATATGAATGTTCACTTACATTACCATCTTGAGTACATGTAAATTTCAATGCATTATCATTAATTCTTACATATGATGTGGCTTTTCTAATCTTATTAGCACTCTTACCTGTTACAAATGAATGAGAACCTGTATAAGTAGAACCTCCAACCCAACAAGTAAATGTATCATTATCAACCCTAGTAATCTTTATCCATTTTCCAAAAATAGGATCAGTCTTTCTAGGATAATAATGTTCGGATGAATTACCATCTTTTGCACATGTAAATGGTAACGCACCTTCAAGAATATTAATTTTATCACCAGTACCCATTCCATGAGCAGTAGACTTAACAGTTAAAATACCTGTTGTTGGATTATATGCAGTACCACTTATTGGTGTGATAGTTGATGAATTAGTTGCATGAGTCCATCCATCAGCAGCTTTAGTTATTATTAAATCTCCAGATGTAGGATCATATGTTGCACCATTGGGAGTCCATTGAGCAGTAGAACCAGCACCAGTTACAACAAATCCTGTACCAGTACGTACTGAATTAGATAAAGCACTTACAAAAGTATGTTGATACCTTGCTTTAGGAAGTGCAGTTCCAACATTAATTGTTATATTAGCTCCAGAAGTAGAAATTACAGGAAGATATGTATTATGTGCAGGATCTGCAGATGAATATCCAGTACCACCACTTATAGTAGTAATACCAGTAATCATTCCAGCACTAGATCCAGTACCAACTGTAGCTTGAAGTTTTGCAGCCGATCCAATACCTAATGGGTTAAAGATTTCTACATTAACTGGGCCTGATTGATATCCAGAACCTGCAGCCAACATAGTAACACTTTGAACAGAACCTGCAGCATTAATAACTGCAGTTGCAGCTGCAGCTACTCTTGGTTGATAATTTTGTCCTGTTGCAATAGTTACTTCATCAACTTTACCACCTCTAGGTAAATCATATAAAGTATCTCCTGTGAATACAACAGATCCACCAATACCAATATTAGGTGCAGTTGATCTAGCAACTATATCATAATCAACACCTGGTCTTTGGAATACACCATTAATCATAAGAACACCATAATTAATGACTTCATCATCTCCACCACTACCACTAGTAGTAGTAACAATACCAGTTACATCAGCACCATTTTGAGTTAATGTAAATGTTCTTCCAGTTGCAACATTTCCAGTAAATTTATGTGAAACATCATCAAAAACAAAGTTTCTAGTCTGATCTTTTCTATTAAATACACGACCAGAGAAACTGGATTGTGTACTAACACCTACATCACCAGTTGGGCCCCAAGGAGGTGTTGCAAAGTAAATAACATCCTTAACAATATTATAATTACCACCTTTCATAGTACATGCAGCACCTACAAGGTGTGAAGTTGCTTTTGTACCTAAAATACCACGATCAACTGTAATTACATTTGTTGCTCCAACTCCAACAGTTTTAATTCTAATTAATTCATTATCAATATTAACAATATCATTCAATTTAATTGATGTAATTCCAACAACTTTAATTGTATTAACTCCAACAGCAATAGCATCACTTAATGCAACAGAAACACTTCTATTATACAATGGAGATTGTATTGAATTATCAATTTGAATTAATGTTTTAGTAGGTGCATTTATAGAATCAAATGAATGTTCTGTTCCAGATCCAAGACTACGTAAAGTAAATGCTTCATCAGTAGTTGTTGTTGATAATCCAGCAACTTTGAATCTATTTTGGTCTAATCTAGAAACAACATACATCTCAGAAGGCATAAAGTTTGTAGAGACTCCACCTAATACATCATTAGTAGCTACAATACCAATTCTATTATTTCCATAAGTACCACTACCAGGATCATACTTAATTCTTTCACCTGTTTGGAATCCGTGGTTATTAAGTCTAATAATAGATGATCCTACAGATACAACAGTAGAATCATTTGGATCAAATGCATTACTGAATAATGGAACTGCACCACTTTGAGAAGTAAGTCTAAATGAACTTAAACCAACAATCTGTCCACCAACAATAGGAGTATTAACAGTAACTTCAAATGTATCAACAGTTTTATTAGAAATTGTTAAATTAGTACCAAATGCAGGATCACTTGAACGAGGATATGGATGTTCAGTTTGATGACTATCTTTGTCACAAGTAAAGATTAATGAATTATTAGCTAAACGAATACTAGCTCCATTATTCAATCCATGATTAGTAAGTGTTTTTATTTTTAATACACCAGTTGCAGGATTATATGATGTGCCAGAAATTGCAGTTAATTCACCAGTTCCACCAGATTGTATTGATATACCATTAGTAGTTGCCCGTTTGAATATATGAATACCCATAAAGGTCTGACTCTTGGCATTAAATTGATTACTAATATCATCAATTAACTCAACTTTAGCAGTTGCAATACTTAATAGATCTCTAATTTTTCTATTTTGGAAACTAATAAACTTAGATAATCCTGTACGTATTGTAGTTTCTGTTGCAAAATCATAATCATTTTTAACAAAGAAAGAATGTACATTATCAACATTAACTAATAAATCAGTAGCATTTTGAGGAGATCTAGCTGTAAGAGTAGTACTTCTTGCATAACCAGCTGTAGGTTGAGATTTTATAACCAAATCTGAGAAATTTTTAAATCCAGTAGGATGAATAATACTATCTACAGCATCACTAAAGTCTTTTTCTTGAACTTCACTTTGAATAGAATATGAGAAATTTTGATAATAATCACTATCTTGTAATTTCTGGAAATCGTTACTTAATTTACCAGTATCTTTTTGCCAACCCTTTATTCTTTCTGCTTGATGTGAAAGACTAAAGAATCTCTCATAGTAAGAAGATTTAACAACGTCACCAGAAGCATTTGATATTTTACCAACTATAACATCACCAATATAAGGCGTTCGAGTCAAATTACGCAATCTAAATGAATTATTAGCTGGATCCCATCCTTCATTCTTAACCATCTGACCTATAGCAGATCCATTACCAAATGTCACAGGTTCTCCATTAATGAAATCTCTCTGATCAAATCTTACATTAAATGTTGGCAGATCTTCTTTTTTAATGATTCTACCAGCACTGTTTGTGGGATCAAAGAAACCACCAGTACTTCCAATTCCAGTAAGACTATATGTAATTCTAGAGTCTGCAATATTTCTTGAATCAATTGTAAAGGTTCTAAAATCATACATGTTAGAATTATATCCTTGAACCTCACCCTCATTATATGTACGTGGATCAGTACTAGGTACTGGTTCCAAAAATACCGTACCATCATTAGCATCAGGATGGCCTTGAATATTAACATTCTCTACAAATATTTCATCTCCAACTTCAAATGGGAAATTAGTACCCAGTCTATGAGCTTCAGGTCTCCAACCACCTAAAGGTGATTTAAGAGTAATAAATTGTGTAACACCATTAGAAGTTGCAGTAACAACACCAACACCATTACTATTGTTAATAGGAATAATTCTTGGTGGATTAGGAACTAAATCAAATCCAGTAAGACTATCATACAATATACGTACAGATCCTATACCAGTTCCTTCAAGACTAACTTCTGTTTTTGCATTTGGTCTAGATGGGAAGAATAAATCTGGTGCAGTACTATAATTTCTACCTGATGTTTCTACACCAATATGTCCTATAACATAATTATTTTTTACAGCTACATGAACAGGAGTATCAGCTCTTGGACTTAATGACTTATCTGTTGGATAATCATATCCAATTTTTACCATTTCTTTAAATCCTGGCCTTCCAAGAGTATCATCAAACATACTGAGATTTGCATCTCTACCAGTAGTAGTTCTTACAGTACTAACTCCTGGATTTTTAAAGTAATCTACACCAGGAAAATCTATCTTAACTTCATTAATTCCACCTGTAGCATGAGTAGATGAAGTCAAATATCTAAATGTAGTAATACCAGATTTAACATAGGATGATCTTTCTGGTTTATATGGTACTTGATATGAAAATGATGTTATTCCAGTTGTTGTAATACCAAAATTACCAGCGTATATACTAGGATCAATTGTTATTTGAGATGCATTAATAACTTGATTATCAATTTCACTATCCCGTTTAGTAACATTAATAGTGTTTAATGATGTTGGAACTAATTTGTAATATAATGGTAATGGTAAATTATCTGTAAGTTTAACATTAACTATAGCACCTGTTGTTCCAGTCACACCAGTTCTTACAATTTCTGTTGATATTCCAACACCATTAAATTTGTTAGTAAAGTTCTGATCTTTATAGAATTCAAGTTTAAAATCAGCAAGAGAAGTATCAGATACCGCAAATCCAATAGTTTCTCCTTTCATAACTTGAATTGGAGGATTTATTCTTGCAACCCTATGAACACCAGATCCTGCATTGGTTAAATTGATAAATGCAATTGGAATACTTAAGGAATCCTTACGATTATTAAATAATCTAAATGTATTTTTACTGATTCTCTTAACATAATATTCACCCCTATCAGTTAATGGTGTTATTCTATTAGCTACATTTGTAGTATGAGAATATAGTATCTTATCACCATCTTTAAATCCATGATCAACTAATGTAATTGTAGAATCTGTAGTAGATACAGCACTACTATTAAAATATGCAGGATTAACTATAGTTTTTCTTGCAATACTATCATATTCAATAGTTTTACTAACTGTAGTATTAGGTGCAAGATCTACAGTTATTTTATCCTTAGTTCTTAAATTATGTGGAGATGAATTGTAAATTAAAACATCATAACGATCAAGAGTACCCTTATGTTGTTCATTTGTTGTTTCAAGAGTATGATCTGTTAATAAATTATTTTCTACAGTAACAATATAAAGAGAAGTACCAGTACTACCAATACCAGTTCTTGTAGTAGTAATTCCTAATAAATCATTACTCTTTTTAACTGCATATACATACTGACCATCAGTTAATGCAAAAGAATTACCAAGACCAACAGAGTTAGATACTTTTAATGGTTCACCCTGTAAACTCTTACCATATTTTAATCTCTGTCCTGTTAGGAATCCATGATTTGGAAGAGAAATAACGTTATCAGCATTACTACCTGGTTGACCATTATGAGGTCTATTTTGTGGATCATGATCATATAATACACTATTATCTTTAGCAACTACTCTTGCAACTGACACATTTCCAAATGGGCCAGTTTCAGTTTTTATTACTGTTCCAATACCAATACTATTTTGTGGATTAAATGTAATTAACTTATCAAGTTTAATAGGTAAATCTGTATGAATACCAATATTAAAAGTAAATCGTCTTTGATCTACAGAAAGTCTTGTTCCTGCAGGGAATGTAGTGTTTATACCTGGTTGACGCCAAACTCTATATCTATTCAAAGTTTTATCAACTTCTAAGACTCTTAATCTTTCAGAACTCCAACCATCCTTTATACCATCAATTCTTAACCAATCACCAACTACTATATCATCATCAGTATTTGCACCACCAACAACATCAGTAAGTGTTATCCAAGCATTATCACCAGTTGCACTCGTATGATTATTAGCTGTTGTTCTGGATGTTAATGCAAAACCTAATGTAGATGTAACTGAAGATATAGAAATTGTTGTTGGGCCTTCAAGAAATCTTAATTCTCCAGTTCCAATACCAGAAAGATTAACTAAATCGCCATTCTGCAATCCATGAGAAGTAGATCCAACACCAACACCCAATCCATTTTTATAATCAAATGCAATATGATCAATAGTAGTTTGATTGTAAGTAACTTCTGTTATTCCTTTACCAACTAAAGTCTTTACTTTTGCACTTGCACCACTACCACCAGTGTTATCATTATTAAATACAACTCTATCACCTACTTTATATTCTATACCTGGTGATAATACATTTACAGAACTTATACCACTAGTAGCTATAGTTTTAACAAATAACTCAGTATCTTCTATACTATCAGAAACAAAATAATCATAATCAGATGCAAGGAATCCTAATTTATATGGAAGAGTATTTCTTAATATATCACCACTATTAAGAATTGACATATTCTGTAATGACAATGGTTTGCCATTCATCTCAATTTTCTTAAAACGGAAACCGTTTAAGATGTAAGGGAATACTGGTTCTCTAGAACCAATAAATGGAGATGATGTTCCATTAGCATCCGAAATAGTACAGAAATATGCATATACACCATCAGGAAATTCTGGTGTTTTACAAAATCTTCCATTATATTCATCTAAATCACCATCTGCAGTATAGTCAAAATCTTCAACAAAGAAACCAAGTGGATATTCTGTAGAAACTGGTGGTCTATCTGATTTAACATTCGCAGTATAACTTGACGTTATTCTACGAATAATTCCTCCAGTAGGAGTAGCATATCCATATGGCCCATATATTGGACAACCATCATAAGCCCAACCAACAATAGGAGAATGAACTAATTGTGTATTTTCCTTTAACTGACCATTAATATCTACAAAAAGATTATCATCTAACTTTAATCTTAATGTTCTGGGTAGATATGTAGATACAAATTTTAAACCATATTCAGTATTTTGGCTTGGTACAATAATACCATCATCATCTTGATTAATAGACTTACTATATCTGTTAACTGTAGTAGTTTTCCATTGTCTTAGATCCGCTCTGAAAACAGCGCCAGAACCCTGTTGTTTGACCCTCACAGTGGTCGCAGGTTGATCCTTATAGTCTTTACCACCATCGATGATATTTACACTTAATAACGTACCATCAGTATCAAGATTAGAAAGAAGTTTTGCATATCTACCTTCACCTTCAACAATTAATTCTGGAGGAGTAACATATCCTTTACCTGCAATTTTTACAAATGCACCAGTAATTTTACCATCTGTTTGATTTACTGTAACTAATCCATCTTGCCCATTTGATATTGTAACCAATGGTCTTCTATGTGCATTTAATGTTGCATCAGTACCATAACCAACTCCACTACTTGTTAAACGTACATCAGTGATAGCTCCATGACATAATGGTCTAATAATAGGTACAGAAGTAGCTGTAAGAGCAACACCAGATAATGTTTCTAATGAAACTGCAATATCTGGATACTTAAAGGTATGTGTACCAACACCAACAGTTTCAAGATCTACATATAATCCTTTATGGTAATTTTGAGTTGTTGTAGTAGTTCCAATACCAGCACTACAAACACGGAATTTATCTTCATCTAAAACAATAACTTGATAATTTTGAGTTGTATGTAAACCACCTATAGCAGTATCAGTATGTCTATATTCAACAACATCACCAGAGTTAAACCCATGCATCTTGGAGAAAATATAATTATTTGCAGTACTAATACCAGATATAAGATTATTTCTATTGTAATATGAAGATGATGGATGTGCAGTAGAATTTACAAGTACCTTTCTATTAGAGTAACCAGATCCTGGATTTTCAACAAGAATCTTATCTAAAACATTTCTAGCTGTAGTTGATGTAAATTTATGACTACCTAAAGATTTATTTCCTATAGTAACACTATTAATACCAGCTACTGCATCATCAAAATTAGTCGCAAGACTAATTTGTTTTTCATTAATTTTATTAACATAATAAACAGCTTTATCTACAAGACCACCAACAGCTGCATTTGCTACAGATTTTTCATATACAACCGATTCTCCATCAAAAAATAAATGATCATCTATAAAATTAATTGTTCCTGGTGTACCAGTTGCAGTAATGGCTACATCTGTTTTTGCATCAAATAATCTAGAATTTCTTGTTGCTCTTAATCTTGCAGATGCAGTAGCGCCCTGACCGTTGCCACCCGTTATGGCAACGTTAGGAACTTGTTTTAGGTCATATCCACCAGAAACGACTTCAATACCTTTAAATGACCCCTCTACCACCGCATATGCAGTAGCTCCAGAACCTACGTTATCTGTAATATGAATATTAGGTGGAGTTATTACATCATATCCAGAACCACCACTCTCAACATCAATATGTTCAATTGGGCCGTAATGAAGACTGTCTCCAGATTGATTAGAAATCAATTCTACTCCATTAATGAGCATTCCAATAGGTTCATTCTTAAGTTCTACTTCAGATTCTTTAGGTTCTGGAGTTATTGGGAATTTTCTTAAGAAATTTTGATATTTTACATTCTTTCCAGTTAGATCTGCAGGAATTAACTCATGTGTAGTAGTATTACCCACACCAAGAATAGAAATATATTTACCTGCAGCTACATCAGCAACACTTCGAGATAATCTTATTCTATTATCATCAACTTTAGTAACTGCATATTTTGATCCAGTATCTAATCCAACTACAGTACGGCCTGGAGAAACAAGAGGTGCATATCTAACCAATTCTCCTTGTAAGAAATTATGATTATTAATTGTAATAATATCAGTAACACCATCAACATCAGAATTAAATGCATTATCTGCAGCTATAAACTCTTTCTTTCTAGTATCAGAGAATATTTCATAACTTGGTAATGATCCACATGTTACATAAACTTCTTTATTATCCTTAGAAGTATAAGTATTTTGAATATCAGAAACAAAATCAGATATACCTAAACTACCATTATAACTTTTTGCATAATTTAGAGCTCTTTGAACTTTATAAAGTTTTGTAGGATCTAAAGTTCCAGAAGTAATATCAATCTCAAATTCCAACGCTGTAAGAGATCTTTTAACAGTACCTTTAACATTATCAGGATTTTGATCATCATTAGTTACATCAAGTAACGTTACAGTATCATCTTCATTCAATAAATGTGGAGATGATGTAGTTACAACTCTACTATTAGTATTAACTTTAGAAGTATTAGTTAAAATATCTCTTGCAACATCACTTTTTGTCTTGGTATTATGAATCCAACTATTTAAATGATCATTTGCCTTATCAGATACTCTACCTAATTGTCTTGGTAATATATCATCACCTTCAAATAAAAATCCAACATCATCAATATTAGCACCATTAGCTACATTTGTTAATCTGAAATATACGGGTTTCGTAATATCTCCATTTTCATATGCATATACAGTCGCAGAAGATCTTACAAAATCAGAATCACTATAATTTGATGATATGCCAGTTACTCCAAAAAATTGATTTGAAGACTTACTTGTATAAGTTGCAATACCAACAGTTAATCCTGCACCAACATAAACGGATCCAGACTCAGGAAATCCCAAAGTTGAATCAACTGTAATTACAGTTGAACCAATACCAACTGCATTTACCAAAGAAGATGATCCAGTTGGATAAAATTCACCAACAGTAGATCCTTTACTCAAACTTATGATGTAATAATGTCTACCATCTCTTGGAAAATACTGTGTGTTAAAAATAGATCCACTTGTTGCAGTATTATCTGTTTGAAATAATGTTTGGCCAACTACATTATCAGCATTTCCACTAAGACGTTCAGCTATTAAATCAAAAGTTTTTACATAATCTGCATCAGATGGTGCAAATAAGTACTCAATTGGTTTAATTACTTCAGCTGTAGAGTTAAAAAGTACTCCAAATAATATTTTTATCGCTTCATCAGTACCTTTTGTTGCATAAAAATCCTTAGCTTGACGTAGAAAATTAGCTTTATCTACTTTATCATGTAATTTTCTATCTTCAAAACCAGGCAAGAATAATTTTTTAGTTTTTTGCCAAAATTCTTGTAAAAATAAGTTACTTAAATTAATAACTTTTGAATTATTTTCATGTTTACTAGAACTAGTATTAGAAAATACTAATGTTTCTGGATTATTTGGATCTTTTAAATTATCTACACCACAAAAACCACGTACACAACCTGTAAATGACGTTGCTGTTTTACCAGTATATGTTATTATTTCATTATCAATCTTCAAAAGTCCATAATCTGCAGGCCAACCTTCTGTTGAACTTACATTTATTGTTGCATCATATGAATTAACATGACTAGTACATGTAGAAAATCCTATTAAATTACTAGTTTCACTATAAGTTTCAGATTTTTGATAGTCATTAAAATTAGTAATAATATCAATGGAACTACCTTGATTCTCTTGACTAATATAATATTGTTTTAAAAAATCTACAAATAAGGGATTATCATCAACCACAAACGAAGGCAGTTGACTTGATACAAGTTTATTAATTTGTACTTTTTTAGCGGCTGTGTCTATACCCATTATTAGGATTAATAGCTAACGTCTGTTGATGTAGATGATATATCTTTAGTAGAAGTGTATCTACTAGAAGTAGGAGCAGAATCCGTCTTTCTTATGTAGTCACCATCGGAGAAACTAGATGTGGAAATGTAATTTGCACCTGATGAGTCTGCACCAGTGGAAATAGTATCTTCAACACAACCAATATGACTATCTGGTATAGAAAGTTGAACATATAGATCCTTTAATCCAATAATATCATTAGATTCTGGAATTGCCTCTATTTCAACGATATTATCAGCCTTAACTGTTGATAAGATCCGTATTGTATCTATAAGAATTTCACCAATATCATATTTAACAGTACCTGCATTATTAACTACTTTTTCTACTTCACCTGTGTTTGATAATCTGAATATAAACAATTGACCAGTTTTATCATCAATATAAGAATCACCAAAGTAACAAGTACCTAAAACACCGTCAAGAGTGAATCCAGTTGACTTAATATTATAGCCTTCTCTCCTATTATGGAATCTATTACCAAAACACAACTCATATTGTGCAAAATTATCAGTATCTACGTCTAAATTACGTCTAATAATGATTTTTGTGATATTTGACGTAACTGCAGGATTAGTTTCATCAATTATCTTAATTATTTTACTATATTTAAATCTACCACCAAATTTATTCAAATCTGCAGATTTTGAGTAAGTTTCGAGAGAATTTCTGATAATAGACTTTAAATCATTAACATTTCCAACAACATTTGAGTTATAATAGATTGTAGAATCTAATTCAATGTACAAATACTTCAAATCTACGAATTCTTGACGAATTCCTGCAACTGAGTAGCTTTTTAACTTGGATATAAGTTGTCTTTTGTCAAAATCGGAGATAAATCGTCCATTTTTGGGTTTTATTGACAAAAATACCTTCCCAAATTGAGGAGGACTTGAATCTTCACCTCCATATGCAATTACACTCTCTGCATTTGGGAAAATTGTCGGAATTATTGCTTCATAATCGTTAGTTGTGACTGCACGGTGTTGTGCCGAGTAAATTCTAGTTGCTAAATTCCTAACTGTGTCTAAACTTTCAATATTTGCACCATTTCTAGCTGGTTCGTTGGTAATTATGTCAGAAATACCCGTTGTAATGAGTCCACCATCATTATCTAATAGTTTTCCAGCGAAAGAAAATGCAGAAACACCATTTCCACCAGGCCCATCAGACACAATATAGGTTGCAGTCACACAATTATTGTTACTTAACTTCTTACCAAGTACTCCATCACCAAAAAGTATCTCATATTTCTCATCTTGGACTTCTTGTAGTAAATATGTCTCAGAAAATGTTGTAATTCCCACAATATTATCAATTTGTGAGAAAAGTGTCTTTGAAGTAGAAGATATTGTGTCTTTTACATTGACTTTTAGAGTAGAAGTGTCAACATATGCATTAGGAATAATGAATCTTTGGTTAGGTTGACCATTATCTACAATAAATTGCTTCGTTAAGAAGGTTCCTTGCTTAATATCAATGGTAAATTGTGCAAATCCATCATTAACAGGTGATATAATGTCCTCTGGTACACAAAAAGTGTAGTTAGTATTCTCAAAATCACCCAATGCAAACAGTCCAGCCTTAAGTGTTACACTTGATCTGGTAGTTCCAGACCCTAAATCAACAGTAAAAGTGACATTTGCAGTTGCAGCTCGTCTAGAAGAGGGTACATAACCAACATTTCTTGCTAATGCAACCACATTTTCTCTTAAAGTTGCACTATCAATGAACGCCTCATTGGCGACCATGTTAGTATTATATGCTGTAGTATAGGTATTATAAGCTAAAGTGTCTATTAATATGGATAAATTTGATCCTTCAAAGTCAAAATCAGTGAAATCGGAGTTGGCACGCAGATATTCACGCAAAGAAACCTTAATTTCTTCAAAATCTAGGTTTGTATATTGTGTAAATGCCATTATTCTCTAGTTGATTGAAGGATAAATGTAATTTCTTGTGGTTGTGCCTCTTGGCCAATAATATTGTAATTTACACTAACCTCTAAATTGTTAGTATCAGGTGGATGAACACAACTAACATTAGTTAACGCAACTCTAGGTTCAAAATTATTGATCGTAGTTTCAATTTGAGTCTTTATTGTAGTCAATAATCCACTATCTGCCTGTTCAAATAGACTTTCTTTGACACGAGAACCTATCAGAGGGTTAAAAAACCTCTCTTCATTGATAGTTTCGACTAAATTTCGGACAGATCTCTTAATTGCATTCTCATTTGTAAGAGAAATGATGTCATTAGTGACAGGATGTTTCTTAAAAGACAGTGAAATGTCTTTAAATGCACGTGATTGTCTCTGTTGTACAACAGGCATTATGCCAATACAATATTTTACTCAATATATTTATACTACTTTATAAAAAGTATACTTAAGAAAGAGTTCTTCCTCAGGCTTAATAACTCTAATAGTTCGTATATAATATTTATTATTTATTAAGTATTTTTCACAATTAGGATTTTCGCTATGATTGATGAAGCCACCCATTGGTGTTCTTATTATTTCTTCATCAATTAAAACGTGTGATAGACCTAATTCTGTGTTAATAGGTAATTCTTTTTTAGTAAACAATCCTTGGCCTGCAATAGGACTATTACCAACAAAGAGACCATCATGGAGTGCTTGATACATTACTGACTCCAATCCTTATATGGTGGTTCTGGTTCATTGATACGATGTTCAAAGTGTTTAGTATCAAAGTATGAAGGTGGTAATGGTTCTACATTATCATATGGCCCTTTTAATTTTCTTTTATATTCTCTTTCATCCAATACTTCATTTAAAAGTATCTTTAGTTCTTTGACATACTCAGGAGTAAATAACCTACGAGGATGAATCATCATAGGCTTATGTGGTTGTGCTTTTCCTTTTCCTTTGTAATTAGGATCGACAGGGCCACTCATACCCTGAGTGTCAATTTTACTCATTTCTTTCTGATAGGAACGTCAATTTCCCAACAATGGGACTTAAGTTTAACTATATCAAATTGTTTTCTATTCTTCTCATATGTAGCTGCAGGTTCATTACCTGCGGTTTCACCATAATTGGGTTTATTGGGATTTTTTAAACCCATGTAATCTAATATCGCACCATCTACCATGAAAAATAATGCATCCCATGTTAATGTATCTCTTAGATTAACTGCAATACGATCTACATCGTTTTCATCAAGATACTCACCAGTTGCAACTGCATTTGAGTAATCTTCATATTGAGTCAAGAGTTTTGCTCTTGCTTCT